GATACGATCCGAAGAACGGATATTCGATCGCCCTGCCGTTCACCTACGAGGAGAGGGACGGCAAACAGATCACACGGGGCGATTTCGTCGAGTTCTCGCACGATGACGCCCGCCTGATCGCCGCGGCACCCGACATGCTGGCGGCGCTCAAGGATCTGCTGGCGGTCGATGAGGCCGACGTGATCGACAGCAAACGCATCGAAACCGCACAGGCTGGCGCCCGCGCCGCCATTCGCAAAGCCGAAGGAACCGATAAATGACCCCAGGTGAACTGGTTAGCCCTTGACCGCGATCGACGGAGCAGAGGACGGGAAGATGATCAATCGCAGAGGACTGATTACCGGGCTGATCTCGTTGGTGGCCGCGCCGGCTATCGTGCGCGCCACCAGCCTGATGCCGGTGAAGGCGATCAAGACGGGCGCTGAGATTTGGGAAGAAATGGTCCAAGGCGTCAGCATCGACTACGGCTCCGGAGATCGGACGGCCTTCGTGCGCTGGGCATGGTGTCCGATTACCGAGCGGATCAAGTGCGAGGAGATCACTTTCGAGGAGGCATGTCGGCAGGACAGCACGATCGTGTTCGACATGCCCGGTGCACCAGCCTAACCCCCTTCTCCTCGCGGGAAGGGAACGGAGAGGATCATGGACCAGACAAGCACCTGCACCCACTGCGGCAAGATCCACGCCGGGCGCTGCCCGCTGGTGAAGGCGATTGAGTACCACGAGAACGGCATCGTGAAACGCGTCGAATATTTCCCGATCAAGCCCGAGGCGACAATCGACTTCGCGCGAACGCTCGACGTGTTCTTCAACGGGCGCCGCGCCTAACGCGTTCATCGCCGCTGACCGCTGAGGAGCATGACGCAATGCACATCGTAGAATTTTCGCCGGGAACGCATATCGCCCGCGCTGCCGCCGAGCTGGTCGACGCCGCGAAGAAGCACGGCAGCGCAGAGGGGATGTTCAACGACATCCACCTCCTGGCGGAGGCGGAAACAACGCCAGAGGCGGTCGTCGATTTCTTCACGCGAGCGACCGAGGCGCGCGACGACGCCTACCGGAAGTCGCCGGAGGGCCAGAAAGCGGAGCGCGAGGCCGACGAACGGCGCCAGGCGGCCCAGGCGAGGCACGATGCGCTAATGCAGCGGCTGCCCAAGCTGGACCTCTACGATCAGGTAGCGGTGCTCGATTGGCTCTGCGAAATGCAAGATCCCAGCGACCACGTTGACGTGATCGTCCGCCGCAAGACCATCGTGGAGACGTTCGAAAGGGCGGGGTACGAGGCGGGCGAGAACTGCGGCGAGGACTTTCGGCCGGACGATCGCAAGAACGTGTTTCGCTACTTGGTCGGGCAGGCCCTGTCAGGTTTGAAGGATGGCCCCGCGATCCACCCGATCCTTCACAAGTTCACTGCCGAGTGGAAGGCCAAGTTCATTGGCACTCATGCCGCCTGACCGCTGAACAACAGGAGGAATTTATGCGGATCGTTGTCAATGCAGATGAGTTCGACGTGAAGACGGAGTTCATAAGCTACGAAGATGTCGCTCTATTGGCGGGAAGGCCGCCGGGCGATGCGAGCCTGACGGTTGTCTACACAACGCCTCCCGTGGAGGGGCGTGGGCGTAGCGGGACCTTAATCCCAGGCCGTTCAATCGACATCGAACCCGGAATGACATTCGATGCTGTGAACACGAGCGACGCATGAGCGAAAGTGCATTCGACGGCGGCCGCAAGCAGATTGCGCAAGCGATATGCAAATCTCGCTCGTGCGAGGGCGCGGCTTGCTGCCAATGGCCAGCGAATAGAGGGCGCCTACCGAAAGACTGCCCCGTCGAACGCGGGGGATACGACGATGCGGCCTTAGCTGCATGGATAGCAATCCATGAGAAATGCGCCAAAATCGCAGAGATATGGCGATCCCCATATGGGGGCCTAAGGGATTCCGAAGTAGCGGAAGCGATTGCCGACAAAATTCGTACCCATCACGTGACAGGACCCGGTGCTGGTGCAGACCCGAATGCTGCGGAGGGCGCCTCAGACGTGAGCGCCCCTACCGAGGCAGGGCGAACAGTCGGTTCGATTCCGGCGACCGGGGCCAAACCATATTCCCCGGGCTGTCTTGCCCGAGAGCTCCCGGGAGCGACATGTCAATCACCAAATTGCGATTGCTGAACGCGCCTAACTGAGGAACCCTATGTGCAAATGTATTCAGATAGTTAACGCGCAGCTTGTACCATATAACGGGCTCGTCGAGACCAATTGGCTGTCCAACCCGGCGCGCGCCATGGTCAGCATTTGCAAGCTTGTGAGCAAGATCAATAAAACACCGCCGGTCATGGAGGCGACGTTCTGCCCGTTCTGCGGCGAAAAATATCCCGAGAAGAAGGGCGACCTTGCCCGCGAACTCGCAATTACCTGAGGCGCACGCCATGAAGGTAACGGATTTGACCAGATCAGCCCTTGCCGAACGTCGCCAAGAGCGCGACCTCCTCCGCAGAGGCTATGAACAGATCACATGCCGGTTCGGCATCGGAAGCCTGTGGCAGCTAGATCGCGGCGGCCGACGAGATTGGCGCCTAGTCGACGCAGTGTTGGGCGTCGACGGAAAGTCAGTGTTCGTGAAGGCTGAGCAGCGCGGTCAAGCCACCTGACGGAGAGGGAGAGGGAAGATGGCGAAGAAGAAAGAACAATTCGACCGGCATGGCTATTCGCTATCGCCTCAGAACGTCAGCAATGAGTTCTGGTTCTACGAAGAGCCGAAGGGCCTGTGCTGCATCTACCAGCCGCGCGCAAAGAACGGCACCCTGCTGTTCAACGCGCCCGCCTGGTACATCCCGTGGCGCTTTGTTGAGCGATCGATCAGGCGCCGGCAGGATGCCAAGAAGAAACGCCGCAGCCGCGGTCACGCCGCTTGACGGAGGAGCCCATGAAAGAATTTTTGCGGGTCACTTGGCAGCTCGTCCTCCTTATCCCTATGGGGATCGGTCTGGCTGTTGGAATCCTTATCGGGCCATTCGTGTATGGCTTGCGGGCCGGCATCGAAAATGTGGACGGCCATATCGATCGGCTTCAGGCCAAGTCGCGCGCCAATCTCAGGCGCCGCGGTCTCGTCTCTTGACGGAGGAAGGCAATGAAGAAGCCAATTCCGCGCGGTGAAGGCCGCTTTGATAAGCTCTCCAACGAGCCGCCGGCCATCATCCCGCTCGGCTACCGCATGCCGCTTGAGGTGCGGACGACGCGCGAACTGATTGCGGAGCGCGAGGAATGGCTACAGGCGACAGACCGATGCCCGACTTGCAAAGGTCACGGGCGTATCGCCAAGCTCGGCCACCCGCGGGCTGACCAAGGAGGACAAGATGGCTGATGATGGCGATGTAGCCGAAATGGCTGCCATGGCCCGCGAGATCGAGGGCCTGCGGGCGGCGCTCAAGCCATTTGCTGATGTCGGTCGACAGCTACAAGCTCTCAATGATAGCACCATTCCAGATTCAGCGCCCTTGCGAAATGTTGTCATCAGACCGGCGCTCACTGTGGGCGAGTTTAAAAAGGCGGCGAGAGCTTATTATGCCTCGCGCGGTCAGGCGGGTTGAGCGTGGATGGCGCGATTAAGAAATTGGAGGACCGCCGAGACGGCATTCGGCAATGGCTTGGCGATAATGCCCCGTTCTGTGCTGCCGATCAGCGTCATCTAGACGAGAACACGCCGGAGCGTGCGTACTGGCACTATGGCTATCAAGCAGCGTTGGATGATGCCGTGCGCTTGCTGAAGCGCGCACACGGCGATTGACGGCGAAGGAGCGAATGATGGCTGAGAAGCGAGAGCCACACGACGGTCGCCCTTTCTATTGTGACGTGTGTGGTGCGGGCTACTACGAATTTCTAGCGTGCGAGCAGGCCGACTGCCGGCTCGAAACGATGCACGCCGCTGTGGGTCGGAAGGCACGCGAAGTGATGGACAAGTACCTTGGCGATCGTGGGCAATGACGGCGATGACTGAATTTACCGAAGCCGACCACCAAGCCGCCGCGCTGATCCACGCGCTGATCACCAAGCACGACATGCCTGGATGGCTATGGAAGGCGGAGGCGCGCTCCGAGATCGTCGCCGCCTTCGACCGATACGCAGCTACCCCGAAGAATCGGCGCAAGCAGTGCCGCCGTCATAGATGATCTGAGCGCTACTTCCTCCGCCGTCTCGGCTCAACCCACCTAGCGAAGAACTTCCGGCCCGGCAAACGGCTGTCGGGGATGACGATGATGTCGGAGCGACGGCGCTTCACTTCGTCACCCACTTTGAGATGATGATGCCGGCGGCGCCGCCGAACAGTCCCCACAGGATGTGCATCACATAGCGGCCGATCTTGAAGGCGATGCCGAGATCGCGCAGCGTGTCCTCGATCGAGCGCAGCGACGTTCCGAATCCGAGCAGGGCAGTTTTGTTCTCATGATGCCGCTCGTCCTGTCGCTCCTCGCTTTCCTCAAAGCGCCGCGTCAAGTCGTCCACCCTCTGCTTGAGAGTGGCGACGTCGGACATGATGCTCGGAATTCGCTCCATGCCGGTATCTCGCGGGGGCACCATGGCTCAGTGCCTGTGAAGCCATTCACGTCCGCTTAAGCGGTTGTGTCGTATATCAAACGTAGCCATCGGGAGATCATTCCCTTCCGGTGGTTAGGCCATCGGCGCCTGCCTCACAGGCCCCGGTGGCCGCTAGTCATTGGCCGATTGGTTGTCCTGCGACGATCGTCACATTGACGTAGCTCTTGCAGGCCGTGACGCCGCCGGCCAGGACGAACTCGCGGAATTTCTGGAACATCGTGACCAAACCGGGCACCGGAGTGTGAGCTGCGGGTGTCGTGCTATTCGGGTCCGGGACGGCGGGCGCCGTGTCGCCATGGGCGGCCGACTGAGCGATGGACGCCTGCGCCGCGGCCTGCACGATAGCAAGAGCGGGCTGCAGACACGACACGCCGACCTTGTCGTTCGACTTGGTGGCGCTGTCGAGCGCGAGCTGTAGGTCGTCCTGGCCGCGCGTCGTGGCGCAGATCTTGAGCTGATCGAGCAGGTTTTTGGCCTGCAGCGCCGTGAAGATATTGAAGTCACACGGCGCGTTGGTGACGGGCTTCTCAGGTGCCTGGATGTCGTCGAGGACATGGCCGACGACGCCACCGATTTTCTTCTGCTGCGCCGCCGCCGGCAGGGCGAAGGTGATCAGAGCGGCTGCGAGGATCAGGCGCTTCATCGGCCGGTCCCCTGCGCCTGACCGGCGGTGACGACGACCCGCGCGTCCTCCGGGACCTTCTTCATGTCCCAGTGCGCGTAGACGCCCCAGGCCACCATGCCGAGGTCGACGATGTCGGTCGCCACCGCGGCGACCTGGCTGCCGTCCATGTGCAGCTTGGTGGCGAGCGAAGTCAGCACCATGATGAGGACCTTGCGCGCGAGGCTTGCGATTTCGTCGGTGTTCATGTCGATCTCCTAGCCTTGGTTCTCTGAACCCGGTGGCGACCAGTGCCACCAGAAATGAACGGCGAGCCCGCCGAAGATGGCGCCGTAGATCACGGCGATCGGCGGCCACGCCTCGTAGACTTCCCATGTGAACCGCGAGAGCGTCGTCGCGTGGTTGGCGATGGCGAGCCCCTCGATCACGCCGAACGAGGCGACGATCGCTAGCAGCCAGCCGGTCCAGATCAGCGGGTACTTGCGGTCCGGCATGCTCACGACCGCCCGTCTCCCCGATAGCGCAACACGCCGTCGTCATGCCGATGGCGCCAGAAGTAGGCGATACCGGCCAGGAACAGCAGAACCGCGGAGCAGGCCGGGCTAGGCTGGCACATCAGCGCCACCGCTCGATCACGTTGACGCGGACCGGCTCGGTCCAGCACGTCAGGCCGCATATCCCCCCGGAGCACCGAATCTGCGTCGAGCAGAAACGCTCGCGGCGCAGCTCGCGCCGGATCGTCAGGTCGCGGTTGCCGTTGAGAGTGAAGCGCATCGCCTCGGACATGCCGCCCTGGCTGGCGTGCGCCAGACCAGCCGCCCACAGGCTGAGGCCGAGCAGGTAGGTGACGACTCCGATGATGACGGCGCGGATCATGCTGCGGCCCTCCAGAACCCGAAGTCCGTCGTGCGCGGATTGAGCTCGTCCGGGTCGACGTCGATGCCGGCGACGCGCGTTTCGAGGTGCTGCAGGATGTCCCACTGCTTCGAGTCCCGGTACGACCGCGACCCGTTCCAGCCCATGGCGTTGGACAGCCAACGGAAGTCGATCAGCTTCTCGCTGTCGAGGGCTTCGAGCAGCGCTCCGCAGCCGTAGCAGCCCATGCGGTACTTCTTCGGCAGCGCGGCACGGAAGGCTCGGAAGTACGGCATGCAGAGTTGCAGGATTTGCTTCGCGCTCGCGTCGTTGTCGACGGTGGGATAGACGGCCGTTCCGTCGGGCGCGCCGAGCTGGTCGAGCCAGTGGCCGCACATCGCACCGTCACGCGTTCCGGCCGGCCCGTTGATGTCGTGGTGGGCGAAGTTGTTCGAGCCGCCCCAGCCTTCACACACGAAGCCGACGTCCACGCCGGCCGCGAGAATCGTCTCGATGGCCGGCTTCTTGGCCGTCTTGTCGCCGGCCGGATTGATCGGCGAGATATAAACGATTGCGGCCTTGAGGCCCTGCGCCTTGAGGCTGTCGATCTTCGCGGCGATGTGGCGCGGATCGGGGCTGTCGATGACTTGGAGCGTCATGATGTGGTTCCGGGCATGAAGCAGCGGGCCACCTGATGGCCGTCGACCAGATAGGTCCACGCCACCGCGAAGCCCACGCGATTGGTTGCTGTCACGATTGCGTTCGGCGGCATGCGCTGCCAGTCACCGTCGAGGCGCACCGAATAGGTTCCGTCCTGCTCGATCCGCCAGTTCGGGTCTTCCACGCGCGAACCGTCCGCCTGGTCGCAGCACCAGGCGCCGCCCACGCTGCGCAGGCTCCTGAACCACTGGCTGATCGCCGGATCGGTCGCGCCGAACTGCCCGTGGTCACGCGCCGCCGCCGGCAGGGCGAGCAGTAGGATCAGCGGGAGGGCAATGCCGCAGCGGGTCATGCGGCGAAGATGGCCGATACCTCTTATGCGGCAACGCACCGTAGGGCCGTGGACAGCCCGGGGTTGAGTCCGCTAGGGTTGCGGCCCATGGACTTCCGTGGCATCGCGTCCCCGAAGCATGTGCAGGCCGCCAGGCGGCTCGCTTTTCGTGGCCTCCTCAACTACCAACCATTCACGTTCAGCGAGCGGCTCGCCGTTGGGTCCGGCCTCAGCATCTTGGCAGGACATGCGCGCGAGACACCGTCGATCTATTGCCCGGATGCCAGCGCTGGCGATGCAGATCCCGAATTCCTGTCGCGGCAGGTCGCCACGGACCCTGGGCCGTTCTTCGAGGCCAACGCTGCGATGCGCCGATTCTACGATGGCTTGGTCGAGGAAGTGATCGGCGCGCTCGGCTCGGTCGAGCGGCAAACGGTTCTCGATGTCGGCTGCAACAGCGGCTATTTCCCCTTGGCCTTCGCTCGGCGCGGTGCCATCGCCAGAGGGCTGGACAGTGAGGACTATTCGGACACGATCAAGCTGCTCAATAGCATCTGCGGGACGAAGGTTCGTTTCGACCGCTGGCGCTACGATGGCGCGACGCAGGCCGACAGCCGCTTCGACCTGGTGCTGTCTGTCGCCGTCTTGGTGCACCTCAGCGAGCCGCTGCGCCATCTAGCATGGCTCGGGTCGGCAGCCCGCCGCGCCCTTCTGGTGCTGACGCCGTGTCATGCGGAAGACGATCTCTCGATCCGCTTCCATGCGGCGAACCGCTATTACACTGATGCCAGATTCCCAGGATGCTTCGACGTCACGACCGTGTCGCAGCGCCTGCTGCGCTTTTCGCTCGAGAAGATGGGATTCAACCGGATCGTCGACTTATCGGCGCCGAGCCGATCGATGCCGCCTCACTGGACCCGGGATCACCTCGCCCTGCTCGGTATCCGAGACTAGTCCTTCTTCGCTTCCAGGTCCTTGATCCTGGCCAGGGCGGCAGCCAATTGCCGCTGGAGCGAAATGATCTGCGCCCGCGCATCGACGTTGGCGCTGATCTCAGCGACCAGCTTGTCGGCGAGCGCCTGTTCACGCGGGGCGGTCTCCTGCGCCATGGCGAGCGACGGCAGCAGCAGGGCGGCAAGAGCCATCGCGCGCATCAATTGATCACCATCACGGTTTGGCCTTTCGACACGATATCGTTTGCGGCAGATGATCCCGACGTCCCAGTTGTGACGATCGTCGCCGAGCTCGTGTCGGTGATCGCTGTGGCGTTCACGTTCGAGCCCGGAACGGTGTTCTGGAATATCCCGGTGCAGGCCGCGGTCTGGGCGTTCGCTCCGGTCTTGTAGATGTTGCACCAGACGTACCAGTTGAGGCCGCTGCCGGTCAGGGCGGTCGAGGTGTAGATCGTCGTGCCGCCCCAGGTGACCGTCACCGTCTTGGTGTTCCCGTTGGCGGCGAACACGCCCCACGTCTCGACGTGAAGCCCGCGACCGACCGCATCGAGCGTATTGGCCGGAACCGTGCAGCTCTGCAGCGTGTCGGGCCCGGCGTCGGCGGTGTTGCCGGTCGAGGAGAGGCCCTGGCAGAGCAATCCGGATGGCTTGACGGTGCTGGTGCTGTTGCCTGCCGTGATCAGCGCATCGTCCTTGTTGAACGTCTGCGCGCCCGACCACGTGTTCGTCCCGTTGAGCAGCGGCAGCGTCGCGCCGCTCGTGCCGGTCGCGGTCGAGCATCCGGTCGCGCCGTTCGAGAGGTCGCTGCACTGCAACTGGCCGACCGTGAACGCGCCGCCGGATGAGGTCTGCTTGACGACCTGGGACGTGCCGCCGGTGGCGCTGAAGTCGGTGGTGCCGGCTGGCAGGGTCAGCGTATTGGTGCCGCAGGTTCCGGCGCAGTTGACTGTCAGGGTGCCCGACGTGGCGCCGGCCAGCTTGAGGGTGCCGGAGTTGTGGGTCTGCGCCGCCGTCCAGGTCTGCGCGAGATTGAGTTCGGCGATCGTGCCAGTGTTAGCCGGCAGGGTCGCCGTGACGGTGCCGAGCGCGCCGGTCGCCGGGTTGATCGTGATCGAGCCTGACGTGGCGTTGTTGAGCGCGATTCCGCCGACGCTCGTCCCGGCGACACCGAGGGTGACCTTGCTCGTCTTGTCGAAAACAAAACCGGCCGCGCCGCCGAAGGCGCCAGAGTTGTTGTACTGGACCTGCGTGTCAGAGCCGCCCGGCGAGCCGCCCGCGCCGCCGCAGGTCGAACCGCTGTCCTTGAGGTTGCCGCTCGCGTCGATGTTGACGCAGTGCGTGCTGGTCAGCGCGCCGGTGGTGGTCGCGACCGTGGCCGTGTTGCCCGAGACCGCCGTGATGGCGGTGCCGTTGATCTTGAAGACATTCCCGGTGCCGGCCGTGTCGTAGGTCTTGTTGGTCAACGTGTCGGTGGTCGCGCGGGCGATGAGCTGGTCGGTCGCCGACGGTGCGGTGAGCGTGCCTGACGCGGTCCCCGCCGGGGTCACCTTAGTGCAGCCGCTCGTGGTTCCCCAGAGTGCGACGCTGCTCCCTTGCGGTCCTGTAACCGAGTTGCAGGTGCCGTTGTCGACGAAGGCGTTCGTCGAGGCCGCGCTGTTGCCGTAGGTGAAATTGTTGTTGTTCGCGCCCGTCTCGAACACGATGCCGTACTGCATGCCGCCGTCGGCAGCGTCCATCTGCCCGATGCGGCCCTGATCGTTCGAGCCCCAGGTATCGAAGCAGCGCGACAGCGCAGCCGCGCCGTTGCACGCCGGGACATCCCAGATGTTTCCCTTGTTATTCGAACCGTTCGTGCCGTTGAAGCCGAGGTTGATACCGGCCGTGGTGAAGCCGTGCGACTGGCCGATATGCACGTAATTCTGCTTGAAGCCGGTCGAGACCGTGTTGCCGAACTGGAGGAAGCCGTAGACGGCGTGGCCGGTGCCGTTGACCTCATCGAACCACAGCGTCTGCTGGATCGTCGAGCCGGTATCGTTGTTGACGCAGACGGCCGCCGTTGCGGTGGCGCCGCCGACCGGGTTGACCACCGGGCTGCCGATGCGAATGCGCTTGGCGTAGAGGCCGGCGAAACCGTCCTGGGTGTGCGTGGTCGGGTGGATCAGGACCGCGCACGACGGGTTCGTGGTGGTGTTCCCGTTCGGCGAGGTGACGTTGTAGACGATCTTGCCGTCCCAATCGAATTCGCTGGCGCCCTCGCTGTCGATCACGAGGCCGGACGACGTCGTGACATTGATGTTGAGGTTGCAGCCGTAGGAGTGGAACGACCAGTCCTGAGCGACCGGGACGGTGATCTGCACCGTGGTGTTGATGAAGATCGGCTCGGAGCCGGACGGGAATTCGGTGCCTTGGCAGTAGACCGCGGCCGGCCAGCCATTCGATGTCGTCGCCGTCAGGAACTCCTGCAGGCACTGGCTGTTCGTGCCGGTGCAGGAGATCGCGTTTCCGTAGGGGTCGACCGCGGTGTAGGCGTCGGTTGACGAACTCGTCTGCGCGACGTGCGGGAACATCTTCGCCACGCCGCCCGACAGCGACGAGTTGAGCTGCTGCGAGAGCGTTGCGAAGGGGATGGCCTGCCCGGGCCCGGTATCGCCAGGCGCGGCGCCGATGCGGCCGTACACGCTATGATACGGCAGCGTTTGGGGGAATTGCTGCGCTGCCGCGGGAACGGCGACCAGCAGGGCGAGCAGCAGCGCGGCGATGCGTGTCAGCATGCCGCGAGGCTACGGACGGGGCCTTATGCGGCAACGCACCGCTGGCTATTGCAGGGCTTCGAGGCTGGTCGGCGCCTTCTTCGGCCGCGACAGGGTCACGCCGTTGATCTGGTCCATGCGCTGATCGATGCCGGCCTGGATCAGCGCCGGGTACTGCATCTGGATCGCCGCCCCTGCGGCCTTTCGACTCGCCGAGATCGCCTTCTGGAACGCCTGCTGCCGGACGATCGGCGGCATGCTGTGCCAGTCCGGCATGTTGATGAGGTTCGTCAGCGTGCTCTCGGTCAGCGCACCGGCGGCCGCCTGATAGTGGTCGTACAGCCTCGGGGTCAGCTTCACGCCGGCAATGCGGTCCTCTGGCTTGGCCGGGTGCAGGTCGAGCGCCTGCATCTCCATGCCGAGCGCGTCCGGGATGGCCGTGCGGTGCTGGATGATGGCCGACACGCCCGGCACCGGGAGATCGCCGCCGTAGCCCGCATTCGGGATCGGCCGGCCGAGCCAGTCGCGCTTGAACTCCAGGCCCTGCCGCTGCCCCGGGATGTAGTAGCGCAGTCCGTCGACCACGCCCTTGGTCTCGCGCATGTACGGGTCCATGGCGCTCGCCGTCTGCCGGAGCGCCGAGGAGTATGGCAGCCAGGAGCCCGCGAAGCTCGCCACATAGCGCGAGCCCTTGCGGTCAGGCTCGTCGATCGCGCCCATCAGGTTGGCGAGGCCCTGCATGCCGACCTCGTCCTCGAGCAGCCGGCCGGTCGAGTGGACCGTCATGGCGACCGCCTTGGTCAGTTCGTCGCTGTCCGGCTTGATGTGCGGGATCGCCTCGGCGAGGTTCGTGTGCAGGCCGAGCATGGTGCCGATCGAGCCGAGCCGGTTGAAACTCAGCCAATAGTCGCCGATCCGCACCGAATAGGGCTGGTGGCCTGTCGCGAGCCACTGCGCGCGCTCCTTCTCGTCGGTCGGGCCGAATCCGGTCATCCGGTCGTTCATGACCATGTTCATCGCCCAGGCGCCGATGGCCGAGCCGGCGATGAGGCGGGCGACCGCCATGTCCTGCTTCACGGCGCCGTTGCGGCCGAGCAGGTTGTTGCGGCTCTCCTCCGGCAGGAACGCGAGCGGGGAGCCCTCGGCGGCGCGCGCCAGGATGTTGAACGGAATGTGCAGGAACGGCATGATCAGCCGGCCGCCCGGGACCTTGCGCACCGCGGTGCTGACCGCCTTCATGGCCGGACCGAGCTCGGAGATGTAGGTCAGCCGGTAGCCCTCCTCATTCGCCAACGTCATCATTTCCGGGGTCGGGTTCGCGGCGGCCGCCTGCCGGCGCTGCCAGAACGCCTCGTCGGTCGGCGACAGCCCTTCCTTGGCGGCCTGCCGATAGGCCTGTGCCTCGATCGATGCCCGGTAGCCGAGGAAGTTGAAGAACGAATGGATGCCCGACGCGCCGCGGGACGGGATGCCGATCACCTTGCCGAGCCAGCCCGGGATCGGCTGGATGTTCGAGGAGAACGCCCGGTTCTGCGCCGGCAGGATGTTCTGCGCCACCTCGCCCGGCAGCGGCGTCTGCAGGCCGGTCTTGAAAGCGGAGCGCGCGGCCCGCATGGCGTCGGGCACGCCCGCCACCAGTCCCCAGAGCCGCGGCCCCGCCTCCCCGGCGAACACCCCTTCCCGATTGCCCTCCACTGCCCTGCGGAGAGTCCCCAGTGCGCCCGCGAGCGGGGTGACCACACCTGCCTCGTAGCCGGCGAACAGCGCATTGGCGCCGATGTATTTGGCGTGGGTGGTTGGCCCCGAGATCAGGGCGTTGACCCAGTACCACATGGCCTTGTCGGCGAACCCGGGCTTGTTGGCGTCGGACAGGAATTTCGGCACTTGCCCGGGCTCCAGCCCATCGAGCTGCTCGGCCAGCTTCTTGAGCCCGTTCGGCGAGCGGTCCTGGTCCTTCATCCACTCGGTGAAGCCGTTCTCCTCCTTGGTGCGGGCCAAGAATTCCTGGAACACGTTGCCGGTCCGGCCCCATTCGGCGCGGTGGCCGACGACCTGCTCGACCCACATGTCGCGCCGCAGCATGGCCTCCTGGAGCTTCTGCAGGTTCTCCGGCGAGCCGTCGGTGCGGACCTCGCGGGCGGCCGCCTTGACCTCCTCGGTCGCCGCCAGCATGGCCTGCATGGCGTTGCGGACCTGGTTGTCGTTCTGCAGCAGCCGGCCGGCGCCGGTGCGGTCGACGGTCTCGGCCGGGACGCCCGCCGCGTTGGCGAGGTCCTCGACCTGCCGGAGCGGGATATCGCCGGCGCGCGCCGCGGGGAAGTCGTCGTTCTGGTCGGCCGCGTTGCGGATCAAGTCCTTGGCGTCCTCGCCGGTGTTGATCTTGCCAACGAACTCGTCGAACCGGGCTCGCCAGCCATTCGGCTGCTCCGATCGCACGACGTCGCTGGGCGCCTCAGCCGCAATGGCGCGGGCCGGCGGTGCGGCCTCGGGCGGCCGGGGTACGCTGGCGGCTGCCGCTTCAGCCGGCTTGGCGACATCCACCGGTGGGCGCTCTGGGCCGATCACGCCGAGATCGCGGCCCTCAGCCAGCATGGGCGCCCGCTCCACCGGGATGTGTGGCGCGGCGAACGGCAGCATAGGCTCCTCGCCCGCGATGATGCCGGCGACATCCTTCGGCGCGCCCGCCTCGTAGGCCGCAGCGCCGAGCCCGCGGGAGAAGCCGGCGAGCTGCCGCTTGCCCCAGTCGCCCGCCCGGATTGCGTTGAAGACGATGCCGTCGGCGAAGGCGCGAAACGGGTTCGGATCAGCCTGGTTGACGCCCTCCCGGAACATGCCGTGCGACTGGAACCACTGAATATCCTTGTCCGACATGCCGAGCGGCGCATCGCCGAACGCCGCCGCGCCCTCGTTCATGAAGGCGTCCCACACCCGGCCGACGTAGCTGCGCTGCACCTCGGCCTGCTGAGGCTTGTCGCGGCTGTCGATGGTCGGCGATGTCACGGGCTGCCAGCCGTCGTCGCTCTGCGGTTGCGGTGCTGCGGCGACCGGCTGCCATTCGTCGGCGGGATCGGCCATGGCCTACCTCGACTGCGGCACGACCGGGCCGCCGCTGACCGGCTTGCCGGCCTTGTCGTAGAGGTTGCCGGCCGGATCGCGATACTGCTCGCGTTTGGGATTCCATTCCCAGTTGGCCGGCGGCCGGAAGCTACCCCCACCCGGCGCCGAGGGATTCATAATGTCACCGGTCGCGCCGAGGCTCTTGAGCAGGTGCCCTTGCATCCGCGCGGCGGCGCTCGGCTCGTAGGCCTTGAGCGACTGGCTGATCAGCGAGTTCGGGTCTTTCAGGTCACCCCAGTTCGGCGGCAGCGTGCCGTCGCGCTTCTGCTTGAGGTAGGTCGGCAGGAACGCCTGCATGAAGTTGGCGAACCGCTCGTGGCCGTCGACCACCGTGGTGACGCCAAGGCGCTCCTTCGCCGCGTCGATCGCGCTGTGCACCAGCGGGTCGTGCGTCAGGTCCGGCCCCATCGACTTGACCATCTCGCGCAGCAGCGTGGTCGTGTGCGGCGACAGTTTGTCGTCGGCCGCTGCGCGCAGCACATCGATCTCGCCTGTCGGCTTGTTCGGGTCGCCGAGCCGCGCGATCAGGTCGGACTTGACCACCGCGTCATCCGTGACCGGCTGCGCGCGCTGGTTCTGCTGGTGCTCGAAGAAGTCGATCAGCGTCCGAGCCGTCGCCGCGGCGCTCGGCGCATCCGGATTCTTCCGAACCATGTCGAGCACTTTTTTCATCGCGTCGGGCGCGACAATCAGGCGCGACGGGTTCGTCGGGTCCGGCGTCAGGCTGGTCGACATGATGTCACCTGCCGCCTGATGAACAGCGAGATCGGCTTGCTGCTTTTGTACGAGGGCAGTCTGCCGGTCGTAGTAGTTGTTCGCCTTAACCCGAGCCTCGGCATTGTGCTGGAAAGTCTTCAGTTCGGCGCCGCTCACGTACTTCGAATATTGCGGGTCGCTGACCCACGACGGCACCTTCGCGAACTTGTCGATGTAGCCGAGCGCCGCCGACTTCACGATCTGCTCTTTGGTCGCCTCAAGCTGCTCGCTCTGGATACGGGCGGCATCGATGCCCTTCACATTCGATGACGACACCATGCCGGTAATCGAATGCTCGGCTGCGGCAAGCAGCCCTGGCATCGCGGATGGATCGTTGAACGCCGTGTTCGATGCGGAATTCTGGAACGTGCGGACGCTGTTGCGGATGCCGATGGCTGCGGCCGTCGAGATGTCCGCCGCAGTCTGCGTGAACATGTGGTTGCGCGTCTGCGCAACGAAGTGCTCGGCCCACGTCTGCGACTTCTCGGTCGTAAAGCCTTCGCCGAATTTCTGTAGCTGCGGCTCAAGCTGCTCCTCGCGCCATTGCTTGAGTGCGACCTCGACCTTCTGCCCGTACTGCGGATCGTTCGGATCGATGCCGGCGACGATCTTGTTCTTCTGCTCGGTCAGCGTGTCGAACATCTGGGCGCCCATGGCGGCGCCCTCGGTGATCTGCTGATGATCCATGTGATCGAGCACAACCTGCCCGACATCACGCGCCGCCGAGCCGACACGCTGACCGATCTGCCCGAAGTCCTCCGCGGCCTGGTTGAAGAAAGCGCCGCCACGACGCGCGGCCGCGGCCATCGCCTCCGGACCCATGTCGGAGGGGCGAAGCTGAAGCTGGGGTGTGTCGAAGCCGTGGATGTTGGGCATCAGAGCAGCGTCGCGACCGCAGCCGCGCCTTTGATTGCACCCGTGGCGAACGATCCGAAGGCCGCCAGCTTGTCCGCGTTCGCCGCCTCGCCCGCGGCCTCGGACATGAGCTGGTAGCTTTTTTGCTGCTGCTGGTAGCCTTCCTCGGTGATGAAGCCCTGCCGCGCCGCCACCTGTTTTGTCAGCGCGGCCTGCGAGGCGCTGTCGGCGAGGATGTCGAGACCGGACCCGGATATAGCAAGGCCGGCGCCCGCGACGTCGGCGCGGGTTTGGCTCTGCGAGAGGAACGCCTGCCGGTCGAGCTGCGCCTGCTTGATCGCCTCGGACTCCTCGACGTACTTCTCCTCCTGGCCGGCGAACAGAGCGGCCTCGTCGTAGCGCTGCTGCTCGAACCGGGCGCCCTTCGCCTTTTCGAGATCGCCGATGCCGCCAAACAGGTCGGAAGCGGCGCCGGCCGCGTCGTTGAGTGTTGCTGGTCCGAACGCCATGGCTAGATGTCCACCGTGTCGAGCGCGGCACCGACCGCGACGATGTTTGCCGGATAGGGCCGCGTCACGCGCCAGCACAGCATGGAGTCGAACGTCTGGCCGTCCTCGATGCTGACGCGCTTGATCCCGCTGAACTGCGTGAGCACGTCGAGCTCGGGGCCGTCCTCGTACTGGGTGAAGATCAGCGGATCGAGCGCATCGAACGTCGTGCCGACGCTGATCGTGCGCGTCACGGCGCCCTCGACCTGGAACCCGGCCCAAGCCGCTTGGCGTAGCTTCATGAAGCCGGGGCCGTTGCGCGCGCCAGTTTCAGCCGGCGCGTTCGGCCGCACGATCTGGCCGTCGCTCGTGTACGTGTAGCCGACCCACATCGGGATCGCCGGGATGCTTTGCACATAGGCCTGCGTCAGCTTCCCGCCGCCCGTGCCGGCTGAAATGCCGTCGCCGAACGGCACCGTGATCTGCCCGTTCGATGGGGTGTAGTCGCCGCAGTCCAGCCCGCCGATCCAGGCCGTCACGGTCTTTCCGTTGTGCGCCCACAGGCCGGACAGCGTGAGACCTCCATAAGGCATGTTCGTTGTTGGAGCGGCGAAGAGCCAAGACGGCGCAATCGCAGCATCGAGATACTGCGCATCGAGTAGCGTCGATCCCTCATCGAGAATGTCGGATAGCGCCTCGACCCAGCGGACATTGTCCGCCGTGTTGTTCGTCGCCATCATCACGGTATCGGTGGTACCGCCGGTCGAGGGGCCAACCGATATGCTTTCGATCTGGCGGCCAGACCCCAGCGTGACGCGCGCGCCGGCCGCGAACGTCGGGCCCTGTGCTGATACGAGGCTGTCGCGCTTGTAGACCCACTGCACCAAAGCATTCAGCGCCGTGCGCGCCCAGATGATCGGGGCAAGTTCCTGCTGGTACACGACCTCGGCGAGGCCGCCCTTGGTGAGGTGCTTCGACCGATCGGTGATGTTCGGCGCGGCGTACTTGCCCGAGAACACGTCCGCGAAATACTCGATCAGCTTGCGGGTGAACCGTTGGATGAACACGATGGTGTGCTCGGTTGCGATGGCCTCGGCGGAAGCGCCGCCGACCTTGGTGACGCGGTGCGCCGCAATGTTGTTAGGCGCGATGGCGCCCTGACTCGGCGCGAAGATCAGCCATTCGGCCGGCTGGGTGCCGGCGATGACGCCCTGCTGATGTGACTGCATCCACAGGATCGGGTTTGCGTCCTCGGCGTTGACGGTGCCTGCAATCGCATTAGCTGCGCCGACGGCGCCAGACGCATCGGTCGGCGCGAAGTTGATGTCGACGATGCCGCTGGTGCTGACCGAAATGCCGTTCGCCACGGACGCATCGAAACGGTTTGCAATGGCGCCGCCGAGCCACAGCCGGCCTTCGTAGTAGACGCCGCAGGTCGGGTAGCCGTTCGCGCCGCCGTAGGCCCCCAGCCGCCACGCGTAGATCACCGTCGAGTTGTAGAGCAGCGCCGATCCGTCGATCGTCACCGTGACATTGCTGGTCGAGTTGACGGCCGTGATCGTGCCCCACGTCCACACCGCGTATTGCGTGCCGGTCACCAGCGTCCATTCGCTCGGCGTCAGATCAGGAGAATGGCCGGTCGATGGCGCCTTGCACACGTAGTAGGTCGCCACGGCCGGCGTGTTGATAGGGTCCGGATAGAGGGCGACTACGTTGCCGGCGACGTAAGCCGTTCCGCCGTTCCACTGCGCCGGCTGGGAGAACAGGCGGACCAGACGCCCCACGTCCGCAGGCTGAAATCCCGGGAAGGCCGCGCCTCCGGTCTGCAACGTGATCGAGCCGGATGTGCCGGTCGGAGTGACCGTCGTGCCCACGTACTGATCGAGATAGGGGCCGTCCTGGAATGCGGCCGGAGCGAGCGACGTGAAAGTCGCAAAGCTCGCCGAGGTCGGCGCCGTGAGCACGCCGATGCCGTACGGCGCCACGCCAGGATTGAGGAACACCGCCGTGGTCTCGGCCTGCACCTTCCGGATCGAGGAAAGCTGCGCCAGCGTGTACGGCGAGCCAAGCTTCAGCACGCGATTGACCCGCGTCCCGGCGAGCAGGCCGCCGATGGTCGAGCCATCGATGTCCTGTCCGGTCACCTGATCCTGCAGCGTGAAGTCGCTCGCGCCCGTCACCGTGATGACGAACTCGCGGTTCTCCTGCTGGCTGAAGTAGACGTGGTCGCCGGACGACCAGCCATGCGTGCCTGCGGTCGTCACGTCGGCCGGCGATGCGGTCGAGATTGAGGATACGATCTGCGCATCGTTCGTGGTCGCCAGACTGATGCCGGCTGTGCTGCTCGTTCCGGCCCACATGCGCAGGGTCGTGTCTGTGAACTCGAGCGTGTACGGCAGCGCATTCTTGAATGCGAACGGGATCAGCCGCGCCTTGCGCCCGCCGAAAGTCTGCCCAAGGAAGCGTGTGCCGGGCCGGCGAACCCAAGTGCCGATCTCGACCGGGAAGCCGTTCAGGCTGACATTGAGCGCGGTCGGATAGTTCTGCAGGTCGTAGCGGCCCTGCGCGAACTTCGACCATTCGCCGCCGAGGAAGTTGCCGCGGACGTATGAGGCGGTGCCCATCGGGGCCTCAATAGCGGCAGAGGATCAGGTCATCCTCTGGCGGGTCCTCGTACCCGATCTCGATCGCGTTCTGAGCCTTGGCCTTGAACACCGCATCGTTGTAGGCGCGCGTGCACACCGTGATCTTCGTGGTCTCCTGGGTCAGCGGCTCGCACACCTCCTGACCGATCTTTGCGGCCAGCGCTTCGCAGAACAAGTCGTCCATGCTGGTCACATCGACCACATCGGCGACGAAGCGCAGCACGATCGGATTGGAATCCCATGAGACGAGATAGGGGCCCTCGAACAGCCAGTCCTTCGCAGCGTGGCCGACGGGCGCCCATGCGCCGACGCCGGTCAGGTTCTTCGGGTCATCCGGCGCGATGCGGATGAAGCCCGCCGGCAGCCGGTAGGCATTGCGGGTGACGGTCTGCGACACCGGCCCGACGCCGATCGGCCAGGACGTGTCGAGCGTCGTCACCGTGACGCCATTCGGGAACTCCTTGCCACCGATCTGCAGCCAGTTCACCGAGCCGGTGCCGCCGACGAAGGTCGTATCCCACGGCGACAAGATGCCGGTGTTCGTCCAGAACGTCGCCGTGACGTCGAGCGTCGGATCGTGGTTGACGTTGCCGTTGACCTTCGACGTGTAGATCGTGCCGTCGGAGCCGGTGACCTTGGTGCCGGAGGCGTAGGTCGTCGTGCTCGCCCACTCGGCGAAGAAGGTCGTCGCCGGGTCCTGGTTCAGGTTGTTGTCGATCCGACTCATGTACGCGATCGAGTTCTCGGTCACGACCTGGTCCTTGTAGTAGGTCGTGGTCGCGCTCCATGCGGTCGCGGTCGCGGGATTGTCCGAGTTGGCGTTGATCAGCGACGCATAGACCCGGTTGGTGCCGTCTCCGGCCGTCGTGTAGACGAGCTCGCCCGCGAAATACGCGGTGGTGCCGGTGGTGTCCCACAGCGAGACGGTCAGCGGTCCGAAATACGGCTCCCAGGTGTTCGGCGAATTCTCCGGCTGGTTGCCGGTGTTGTCCGGGATCTTTGACCGCCACGGCACGCCGTTCTCGTCGGAGACGATCGAGCCGCGGAAATAGGTAGTGCTCTGCGTCCACAGTGCCGGCACCAGGAACATGGTCGAGGCACTGATCGGGCGGATTGCCGCGCGCCTGGTCGCGAACTTCCAGACGTTCTCCCGGAGCTGGGCGCGGCGCAGCTTGCCGTAGCAGAACGAGACCTGCCGGGCCTGCTTGGTCTGCTCCGCAAAGCCGAGCGAGCCCATCAGCGACGCACCGACGTGCTGAAGCCCCCGGTTGCCGATGTCGGTGGCGCTATTGAATTCGGCCATGGTGGCAGGCTATTGGCGGCCACCTATGCGGCAACGCACCTACTGCCGATAGCCCCAGGCGTTGACGTCCTGACCGACGCCGCCGGAGCCGAGCGCGCCGGCCACCACGGTGATCGCCGTGTTGGTGGCGCTGGCCGGGACGCATGGCGTGATCGGATGAACGAGCGGGGTGCCGGTGGTGCCGGCCGCCGTCACCGGCGCGCCGACGTTCAGGGTGAAGTTGTTTGTCAGACCGGTCGTGGTGACCGTGATGGTGATCGCCGCGGTCGCGCTGCCGGGCGACACGCTGAAGCCGCACAGCCAATTGGTCTTGCCGGCAATGGCCGGGAACGTCGCCGTGGTGCCGCCGGTGGTGCCCGTCGCCGTCTCGGTCAGCGGAACGGAGCCCACCGGATAGGGATTCGGGGCGCCGCTGTTCGGGCTGATCGTGACGACCTGCCCGCGTTGCTCGGGGGTGGCGCCGAGCAACGGCTGCGACACGCCGGGCCACTGGTCGCATAGCGCCAGCGGGACGGCGAGGCCGGCCGCGTTGAGGCACATCAGCGTCACGCCCGGCGCGGTCGTGTTGCCGATGCCGGTCCTGAACTGTGCCTGCTGTGCGTTTGCGGCCCCCGCGAGGAGGGCCGCGAGCGCGAACGATGCGAGAAGCCGCTTCACGCTGCGCCTCCGATCAGAACCCGAAGTAGGCGAACACGCTGGCGTGGTAGCTGTTGTTCGTCGCCGCTGTCGGCGACACGAAGGTCACCGCGGTGCCGGCCGCGGTCGACTTGAGCGGGGTCGGCAGCGGGATCGCCCAGTGCTGGCAGATCGAGGCGGTGGCCGCGACCGAGAAGCCGAAGGTGGGCGCGCCGGTGATGTTCGTGGTCGTCCAGGTGACCTGGTTCGCCGCGGTGCCGGTGCCGTTGGTGCAGACGTCGAAGGCTATCGCCGTGATGTAGACGAACTGGCCGGCCGGCGGCGTGCAGGTGACCGTCTCCTGCTGGTTGACGGCCAGCGCGGCGTTCGGCGTGCAGACGTTCGTCGCGGCGTCGAGATGCTGGGCGGACTGCTGGGTCGCGACCTGCGCCGCGGCCGGCGTGGCAAGGAGCGCGGCAAGCAGAAGATAGCGAAGGAAGCGCATGACGTGCTCCTAGTTCGGTGGTCCCGAGGGCTGGGTCGTGATCGAAATGGCGCTCTTGCCGTTCGTGAGCAGCCAGCGCCGGAACGCCTCGATGATCTTGATGATCTCGAGGTCGTTCATGTTCTTGCTCTGGCCGTCGAGGACCTGGAACCGAAGCTCCACGTCCCCGGTGCCAGGCGCCGACGATCCGACCGTGACGTCGGACATCTTGAAGCCGTCGACGCCGCGGCTCATCGAGAACGAAACAGCCGTCATGGCTTACCTCGCGGTGTAGCCCAGCCGGGCATAGATCTTGCCCGCGGCGCCGGTGCCGGCCGCCGTCGAGACGTACAGCATCAGATCGAAGTAGCCGTTCGGATCGACCGGGTTGCCGCGGCCATCGACATAGCCGAACGTCTGCCACAGCGGCTGCTGGGTGAAGGTGTTCAGCGGATAGTTCGTCTGGCTGCCGTTGGTGACGAGCTCGCTCGACACATAGGCGACCGAGGCCGAGGTGTTGTTGATCGTGCCGAACGCGATGTTCGGGCTCGAATAGGCCGACACCGTGGTGGTGGTCGCGCCGTCGTTGGCGGTGGTCGGGATCGTCGCCTCACCGGCCGCTGGCGCGGCAATCGAGTTCGGCAGATACCGGATGTCGTCGGCCCAGACCACGTTGATGTCGAACACCAGCGCGTGGGTGCCGGTATCGAGCGCGGTCGAGGTGGCGATGAACAGCGACTTCGGGACCGCACCGGTCGGGAAGCGCACGATGCGGTACACCGACTTGGTGGACTGCAGCGGCGTCGCCGAGGCGGTCACGTAGTCATCGACGTAGGTGATGCGGCCCGCGGCGCCCTGCCCGGCCGTGTTCGGCTGGATCGGCGTCGAGTCGAGGTTGGTGATCGAGGTCGACTTGATTTGTTCGGCGGCCATGGTGCGCGCTCCTTACGGGGTGATGTCTGCGCCGGTCGTGTCGGAGCAGAGGATCGACACCACCTTGCCGGGCTGCATCCGCAGCGCTCCGTACATCGTGGAGGTGAGAAGCTGCCAGGGCTCGCCCGACAGGTCGTTGCGGATGCTGATGCGGTTCTCCATGTCGCGCCACAGGCCGAGCATGAGGCCAGACTTGACGAACACGAGGACGGTGCGGACGTTCGCGGAGACCGACAGGCGTTCCGAGATCACGATGTCGATGCCGAGGATCTGGCGGACCTTGCCGCCGGTCACCACCGCGTCGATCTTCTGGAACTCGGTCGATACCACCTGCACCTGGTTGAACAGATCGGAGTGCTGCTGCGACCCGATCACCATGCAGGGCGGGTCCATCTCCAGGTCGTTGTGGTAGTGCTCGAAGATGCGCTTCGCCTCGATGATCTTCGCCACCGTCAGGCCGGAGGCCGACGAGGAGCCGAAGGTCGACGCCACCTGGAAGTTCGTCGTCGAGAACGTCTCGGTGGTGAGCGAGCCGACGTCCGTGCCGAGCTGGCGGGAAGCGACCGCGTTGGCGATCAGGCCGTCGTCCCAGTAGCGGGCGGTCGCCGCGGCGGCGGCCTCGACGTAGGCCGACTGCGGGTCGACGATGGTCTCCAGCTTGTCGAACGAGTCGATGAGCTGCGGGAGCTCGCCCGGCACCGGGAACATCCAGGGCCGGAAGGCGTCGGGCTGCGTGCTGTCGAGCGGCGAGAAGCGGCCCTTCGGGGCCTTCATCACGACCGAGCCGTATTGGTTGATGGGCGATGCCATCTTGCCGACGAAGCCGCCCTGCTCGCGCACCTTGCCGCGGAGCTTGGACGTCTTCTGCTGCAGCAACAGCTCGAGGTTCGAGGTGTACTGCGCGGTGAACTGCGGATAGAGGCCTTGGTTCTCAGCCATAGCTGTCCCCGTTGAACGTGCGTGGGGGCCTTGTCCGGTAAGGGGGCCAGACGATCAGTCGCTATGGCTTGTCCGCCGCGGCGGCGGGGCCTTGTCAGTCAGAGCCGGCTTGCCGTGCTACCGGGCCGGATACTCCCCTGCCGGGCTTGTCCTTGCGGGACCCGGCGACGCTGGGATGGGGCGGAAACGAACGGCTGGGTGAAAGGAGAAAAGCCCCAGCCGTTCGTCGGTCCGCAACCCAGAGGCAGGCGCGAGAATGCGGGCGGTCCGATCTTGCGGCAACGCACCGAAGTCAGGACGACTTCTTGTGCGCCGGCAGCCCGGTCTTGCCCTTGCTGGCCTTCAGAAACTCGCTGGCGACCGCGACAGGCGCGGGCTTCTTGCCGTGCGCGCGGAGCTTGGCGCGGCCGGCGGCCGTCTTCGACATGGCCATGAAACCCCTTTGCGCCTCGCTCTCGACCGGCATGTCAGGCCGCCTGCCCGTAGGCGATCTTGTGCAGGTTCGACCACCGCTTCTTGTCCTCGACGTTGCCCTCGAAGATTCGCTGTGCGAACGCCTTGTCCTTCTTGAGGTCGGCGATCTCGGCCAGCGCCTGCTCGCGGCTCATCACGCCGCCGTTCGCCGGAGGCAGGCCGCCGCCCTTGAACGTGTCCTCGCTCATTCGCTGGCCGAGCGTGAGCAGCATCTGCATGGCGTAGCTCGCCCCGATGCCGCCGACCTTCGAGAGGGCGTCCCAGCCGGCCGTGATCTGGTCTGCGGTGAGGCCCGCGGCCTGCCCGATCCGCTCCAGCGCGGTCTGGGCGATCACCATGTTGACCTGCTTGTTCTTGCCCCAGTTGCGGTCGAGCGCGGCCTGCTGCTCCTGGGTGACCGTGGTGTGCTCGGCGGCGCGCGCCGCAGCCTCGGCGTCGAAGTGCTTCTGCAGCGCAGCCGCGAGCCCGGTCACGACGTCCTTCGGAGCGCGGAGCGCGATCGCGTTGTTGCGCAGCACGTCGGCCACCTTCGGGTCGAGCGGCTCGCCGGATGCCGACTTGATGCCGGACAGATCGATGTCCTTGGCGTCCTTCACGGCGCCGAGGCGACCCCAGAATGCGTCGATCTCGTTGGTCGGCGACGACGGCTTCGGGATGCGCAGCAGTTCGTTCGCCGGCACGCCGATCATCTTCTGCGCCTCGCGGTGCGCCTTGATGGCGGCTGCGGCGGCGTCGGCCGGCGCGAGCTTGTCCCAGCCGTTGTTCTGCGCGTGGCCGAGGAATTCGCCGTCGACCTTGCCGGTGTACCAGGGGGCCTCGGTCGTCGTGGTGGTCGTCGTGGTCCCGGTGGTTTGCGTCGTGCCGGTCGTGCCGGTGGTTCCAGTCGTGGTGGTCGTTGTGTCGTTCATGCTACGTCCTCAAGTTGGCGAGCGACGACAGCGCCATAGATCAGCGCCAGTTGCTCGGGTTCGAGATTGAGATGCTGGGCGATCCGGTCCCAGACCATGCGCTGGCCGACGCGGATCAGTTCGAGCTCGGTGTCGATCGAGCCGTTCGCACGGCGTGCCGGGGTGTGATCGAATGCGCGGCAGAAGTTCGCCAAGTCGGTCAGAAACTCGTAGCTCGCGGTGCCCGGCGGGCCGAAGATCACCTTCTGCTCGGGCGGCCCGAACGTCACCTCGGCATAGGCGCGCTGACGCAGCCGGAGTCGATCGAGCAACTCCTGATAATTCTGCGCCCTCATGCGACGTGCCGCTCCCCGTTGAAGTCGACGCGGCGATCGGCGGCGACCCACATCTTGAGCGTCTCGGTCATCTCGACGCGCTCGGCGTCGTCAAGCCGGAGCCGGTCGGCGATGTCGCGGAATTCCTTCACCATCTCGGCTTCGCTGTCGTAGACGATCTGCCAGCGCGGCGGCCCGATGCGCGGCACGACCTCAGCGATCACGCTGCCGTCCTTCTGCACGATGGCGCGCGACCGGATGAATGGCCGGCCGATGTCGCGGAAGCTCTCGAACACGACGCGCAGCAGGATTTCGAGCGCCTCCGGCCAGCGCTTGGCGATGATCGCGAGCGCGACCACGAACGCGCGGCCCTTGTTCTCGGCGAGGATGCGGGCCTGCCATTTGTCGCGCAGTTGCTGCGCGTGCATGGTGTGCAGCGGATCAATGATCATTGCATTGGCCCCGGTTGGGCACCCGGCTGACCCGGCGCCGGAATGCCGGCCTTCTGCTGCGCGGCCTGCGCCTTCATCATTGCCGCCTGCGCCGGCATCGCCTGGATCTGCTCCTGACGCTGCTGCGCAAGCTGCCGGTTCTTCTGCTTCGCCGCGATCTTGTCGCTGCTCGAAACCCAGCGCTCCGGCAGGCCCATCAGCCGCGCGGCCTCGGGGCCGGCGGTCTCGGCGTCGATCGCGTCGAGGAACGTCATGTCCCCGGTATCGGTCGCGATGCCTTTGCCAAACTCGGCGAAGCGGTAGAGGCCCGCCACTTCGTTGCCGCGGGCCGCCATGGCGAGCGGCGAGGTGTCGACCACCTCGTAATAGCCCATCGCCTCGCGCAGCCGCGGCGGCATCGGCGGGAGCACCGGCCGGCCGCGCGGGCCACGCATCCGCGACAGCAGGTCGAGTTCGCGCGGCACGAGGCCGCCGACATATTCGGTATGCTGGCGGCCGAGCGTCGGCGCCACCAGCATGCCGCGCTCGTTGAGCAGCTCGATCACCTGCGTCGCGGTCATGTCGGGGTGCTCGGTCAGCACCTTGAACAGCGAGGTGAGGAACATCGTGTCGACGATGCCGCGCTCCTCCTTCATCATCTCCTCGGTGATCTGCACCGAGCCGGTCGGCAGCGGGATCACCAGTGGCTTGCCGTCCTCGGACACGCCGCCCTTGTTCATGCGGCCGGGCTCGAGGTTGAAGCCGTCGACCAGGCCGTCATCGCGGGTGAGCAGCACCGGATCGGCGGCGCGGTGGCCGGTCTTGAGGAAGATGCGCTTCTCGACGTTGAGGGTCTTGAGCGCCGGCAGGACGAGCTGCGCCGGGCCGCGGCCATAGACCTCGCCGGGGGTTTGGATGTAGCGCGACACCGCATAGGGGAAGACGCGATAGCCGCGCTCCGGCCCCATCATGCACTTGCCCTCGATCGAGATGTAATAGCTCTCGAACGGCATGCCTTTTTCGTCGAGCCGCTGATCGTCGTAGTCCTCGCCGCGCGGCTTGACGCAGTGCAGAAACTGATACGGCGTCTGCAGATCGCGCTCCAGCGCCGGCCGCAGCGTCGGTGGTAGCCATTCCTCGCCGAACATCTGCACGGCCTGGCGCGCGGTGCGCCGGAACCAGCGCACCATGGTGTCAACCTGGTGCTGGTGGTTCTCGGCAAAGAAGCACTCGCCGAGCGGCACGCCGCGGTAGCGCAGGCCGACCGCATGCTGGTGCACCCGGGTGTCGAGCTCGTCGATGTACATCACCGAGTTGCCGAAGCCGCCGAGCGACTTCCAGTTGGCGAAATTTTGCGACGCGAAATTCGCCTCGGGGCGATAGCGGAACCGGAACAGGATGTCGCGCACGTCGTCGAACCAGCGGCGAGAGGCCGGGTCCTTCATCACGTATTCGTCGCCTTCGAGGCCGTGCCATTTCTGGGTCTTCGGCGTCACGAGGCTGTCGACGATCGCACAGAACCCCTGCAGCGCGAGCGCGCCGGTCGAGTCGACCTGCTGCTGCGTCTTCTTGATGCCGGGGAAATTATACGAGCCGTAGTAGAACGTGTTCCGGCTGTCCGGGTCGATGAGCTGTGCCGCCTCTTCCCACTGCGCCGCGTGCACGTTGCGGTACGTGGTCAGCTCGTTGAAGAGGCGCATCGTCTCGTCGACGGTCTCCTCTTCGTCGGGCAGATACGGCCGCGTCTTCTCAGTTATTCCGGCCAACTCCGACCTCCGCGAGCGCGGGGACCTCGTCGATCGTGTGGCCGAGCGCGCGCAGCCACGCGAGCGAGATCATCTCGACCTCGGCCGGCCGCAGGTTGATCCGGCCCGGAACGCCTTCGATCTCCAGCCAGAACGTGCCGTCGAGGTTATTGCCGCTGGTCAGCCGGCGCGCCTGCGGGCCCGGCACGATGCCGAACGGCGGGGTGACCAGGGCGTCCTTGAATTCGCGCTTGAAACTCACCGGCCGAGTCCCCCTGCCACGCTGTATCCGGTCGACGACAGGCCGAGCGCAGAGGCGCCGGGCGTCGAGGTCGGCAGAAGCTTGTTCTGCTGCATCGCAAGCAGCCGGCGGCGGCGCTCGTCCTCGGATTCGCCGGCCACCTGGTTGCCGAGCGCGCTGCCGAGCAGATCGGTAGCGCCCGGGACGCTCATCCCGATCGCTGCCATGGTCAGTTCGCCTTGGCCTTGATCAGCTTCTCGAGCGCGGCGATCTGCGCCTTGAGCGCTTCGATCTCGGAGTTGCCGGCGGCGGCCGGCTTGGGCGGCGCGGCCTTGGGCAGCTTGAGCTTCGCGGCGTGCTCGGGATTGTCCTTCCAGTGCTGCGCGCAGGCCGCGTGGTAGGCGTCCTCGCCCTCGTAGGTGCGGATCGCCTTGAAATGATTCAGGGTCTCATGGCCGGGCGAGCCGATGCCCTGCTCGATCGGGTTCTTGTGCCGGTCGTGCTTCACGTCGTGGCCGAATACGGCCTTCTCCTCGCCGGCGTAATACTGCTCGATGGCGTTCTTTGGCAGTTTGCCGGCCTCGACATCGGCGCGCATCTCGGCGAGCTCGGCGGGCGTCTTGGTGACCATGGCGTCAGTCCTCCTCGTCCTCGTCGGCCGGCTCTTCCGGTTCGATCTCGACGCCGGCACGCGCCGCCGCGGATGCGTGATTGGCGATCGCAGCGTCGAGACCCGCGCGGGCCCGTCCGACCAGCGCCTCGGCCTCGATCAGATATTCCAGCGCGGCGTGGCGGGCCTTGTCGGTCGCGCTCATCTCGCTGAATCGGGACCCGCTGCCCTTCTCCACCGCGCCCTCGTGGCGCTCGCAGTCCTCGCCGAGCTTCTCGTCCTCGAAGGCGCGCAGGTGTTCGTGGGGTGTCGGCATGCGTTCCTCATGCAAAAGGGCCGGCCGGACAAAGGGACAGCCGGCCGAAAGTCAGGGAGGCGTCGCCCATGGAGGGCATGGTCAGGCTCGCGCCAGTGGCCTTTTGCGGCAACGCACCGTCAGTTTCACGTGGAACATCAGGCGAGGACGTCGAAGTCGACCCCGGCCGCCATGCCGTCGTTGCGGCGCCGGGCGACCGACTTGCCGAGCGGGACGGCGCGCGCGAAGCGCTTCGCCATCAGGCCGACGCGCGTCGCCGACATCAGGTCGTCCTTGATCTTGACGATCTTGCCGTCCTTGCGGTGGTAGAACCGCCGCTCCTCCAGCCAGTCCGCGAGATGGGCCCCGACCTTGAGCCGGCCGGTCTTCTCGCGGGCGTCCCACTCCTCGATGCCGGCGTCGGTCGAGATGCCGCCCGCTTCCCATTCCGCGTAGCTGTCCAGCATCTTGAGGTCGTGCGCCCGGTAGAGCTTCGCCAGCGGCTCGCCGGATCCCTTCTCGCGGTCGTCGCCATCCTTCGGGTAGGCCACCGGCACCTCGGCCGCCACCGCCTTCATCGCCGCGGCGTGGACGATCGGCAGGGCGTCCGGCATCCGGATCGTGTGCAGGACATGGATCACGTCGGCGCCGTCCGGCTCCTCCCAGGCGAGCAGCACCGCGCCGAACGGATGCCCGATGCCGAAGTCGATCGCCCACAGCTTGCGCCAGAACAGCGGCACCTGCTCGATCGCCGGCTCGATGATCGCGCTCTCCGGCGACTTGAAGATTCGGCCGGAGCCGAGCATCGGCACGCCCTGGGCGCGCGCCTCGCGCTCGTGGTCGAGGTAGCCATCGAGCATGCGTGCCTTGGCGGCCGGCGTGATATGCGGCGCCTCGTCGATCGTGATCGTGGTGACCGCCCGGTCGCGGCTCGGCTCGTCGAGAAACCGGATCACGACGTCCGACCGCCCTTCGAGCGGCGTGAAGGTCATCCACAGCAGCCCGTCGCGCTCGCCGATGCGGGTCAGCGCCTCGCTGTAGACGTTGAGCGGCGGCTCCTCGTCGAGCCAGATCCAGTCCAGGCCCTCGCCCTGGAACTTCTCCCGCCCCTGCTCGTAGGACTTGAACTGGGCGACCGAGATGCCGCCGGAGACGTGCCGGACCTGGATCGTGTCGTAGGCGTCGGTCACGCCGCGCGCCAGCGACACGTCCACGATGTCCTCCTTCGGGATCATCCCGCTGCCGAACATCGCCTGGACGCCGTACTGGCCGCACAGCTTGGTCTGGCAGACGTTGCGGACGTCGAGCGACGTCACCCCGGCAATCCACCCCTTGGTCGGGCCATCGAACCGGCGGCCGGTCCACGGGACCTTCGCGTCGTCGTAGCGCCCCGTCAGGTGCATCGCTGCCTCGTAAGCCCCGGTCTCGGACTTGCCGAGCCGGTTGCCGGCCATCAGCAGCCGCTCGCGCCGCGTCCGCCCAAGCCCGAGATGCTGCACCTGCTTCGCATACGGCTCGAACGAGAGGACCCGGCCCTCGTAGGTCGCAAGGTCGGCTTCGCGCTCGACCTCCTCCACCATGGCCGCAAAGGCGGCAAGATCGTCACTTGCCATCGACCACCTTGAACTCGGCGTCGACCGGCGGGGCGAGCCGCGCCGCCATGTCCGGCGGCAGCCTTCCGAGCTTCTGCAGCCGCTCCAGCGCGCGCGTCAGCCGCTGCTCGAGCCCCTTCGGGCTCCGATCCTTGTGGTCGACCGTCACCTTGTGCTCGGTCGTCTCGTGCATCCCGGTCCGATTGGCGATCGCCTCCAGCGCCTTGAAGTGCTGCTTGTGCTTCGGGTTCCGGGCGATCCGCAACATCCCGGCCGCCGCAATCATCGGCCCCAGCGTCTTCAGCGCGCTCGACCCAAACTCCTGAACCGCAGCCTGAATTTTCGGGTCGTGGAACAGATTGTGCCCCTTCACCCGCATCCCACCTTCGCTGTTCCGGTAGCCGGCCGCCCGCGCCCACTTCGTCTGGTTCCCGAACGGATCAGCCGCCATCGCCAGCACAAACCGCTGCTGCTTCTCCGTCAGCGCCAGCATCGCAGGCCCGTAAGTTTCAGGATCGCCGTCCATAGGTCACGGTTATTGGCACACACCCCCGGTCCAGCAACGCACCGGGTCTTTCGCCAACCGGCTGTGATTTCAGGAGAAGGCGCGAAAAAGAGAGGGGATGTCGCGATCGGGCCGCGGCGGCAGTTCCTCCCCCACACCCACCCCACCCCGGTCTATTTCATCAACGATTTCAACGGTTGCGCCAGCGATCACGTTGCGCCTGGCTCGCGGCCAGCTGTGCGGCGTACCTGTTCGATATGCCGAGTGATGCACAGATGCGTTTGGAATCAACCACTTAGCTCGGAGCCAGCCGTCATGTGTCGTGACCGCGCTCGAACTCACCATGTGGATAAAATGGTTGGCGTTCCGTATAGCGGAACAGCCGGTTATCGGTGCTGCGCTACTGACGAGATCATCTGCGCGTTTCACTCGAATGTCTGCAAGATGTCTCGGCGATCTCGCTGACGAGCCCATGCGAAGCCGTAATCGAGGGCGGCGAACAAGATGAGATAGCCGATCGCGGCGCTGATCCCTGCAATGACTGCCGTGCTCATCTGCGCCTTCGGCGGGCCGCGTCGAGCGCCACGCTGCGTTGTGGCTCGGGCAGTGCGTTGATCCGCTTGAGATCGGCGAAGGCCTTTTGGGTGGGATCGTCGGTGTTCATGTCAGGCCTGCCTCGCCTCGCGTTTGCTCGGCTGCGCGGTCCTCGTTCGCGCTGGTCGCGCTCACTGTGGAATGCGTTGAGCGTAGCACACGTTTTGTTTCAGCGATGGCCGCTTTTCGTGCTCACTTTGAGCATATGGCCATTTTCCCCGATGATTTCGTGGGTTTTGCGATTGCGATGGGTGCGTCGCCGAGGGCTTGACAGGTTTCAGCCCTCACGCGCTCCCAGCGTGCCTCTGTGGCCGCTTTCGCTATCTCGCGCCGACGGTTGGCTGACAGTTTCTCATTGCGCGCGCGGTTGGCTTTGCGTGCCATCTGCTTGCGTTTCCACCTTGGGATATTCTTGCGAGCGCGGGCTGCAGAACGGCTCAATTTCCGCATGTATTTGCGGGAAAATCGAAAAACCACGGCTTCTTTCGTACCGGCGATGAGTAAGGATGACGCTCCGGCGGGCTGTTCGAGCCTTTGCTCCATCCACGCGCGCAACTTCGCTTCGGCTTCAGGGTCGTGCACCGCGATCAGCTTGAAGCAGAATGCTGCCGGTGATGCCTGGAACGACTCCGAGCTCCAACCGCGTTTCGATGTGCGCTTGCCGGTCGACGACGTGTCCGTCTGCAGCTTCTTCGACCAGAAGCCCTCGGTGAATCCCGAGTATCGGTCGAGCGTGCCGTATGTCACGCGCAGCGCCGCCGCCTGCGCCCGGCACAGCGCCGAGAGATCATCATCGCTCAACACCACCGCCAAGCGCTGCGGCTCAGCCATGGCGTTCTCGCCACATGATGACGGTGCAGACGCCAATCCGCACATCCAATATCCAGAGCAAGCAGTGCGGGTAGCACCTCAGATCCTCAGGCGACGCGCGCCACCACCGAAACCCGAACCGCTGCCTTAGTCGGCCTAGGAATGGCAACTCATGCCACACGTGGCATCGCGTGATCGAGGCGACCACGCCGGTGAGGAGTGATCGCCGCTGCATCACGGCCGGAGCACCAGCTTGTTCTGGAGGCCATGGTTGAGGCGCTGAACAATGCCCTCGCCCCATACTCGCTCGCCAGACTTTGCCCGGAAGGCCGCGGCCTTATTCATGGACTCGACCAGCGCGTCCACCCCCACCGAGATCAGGCGGTTGCGCCAGCGAGCGTCAGTCAAGCTCTCGCCTTCCGGCATGTGAGACTCGACGTACACCATCGCTCGCAGAAGATGATTGTGGATGGCTTGCCCACGGCAAAGGTGATCGATAATCGGCCAGAGGCGGGTGAGCTCCTCCCGCTTCGCGGCGGCCAATTTCAACAGAGCGGTGAAGCAGCGCGCTGAATTGCCCTCCCCGACTTCGCTACGATTGGCGTTGTCGAGCAGATCCCGAACGAAGGCCGCGCATTCGTCCCCCGTGGTGACAAGCGCGCGGAACCGATCCCGTGAGGTGATTGGCTTGCGTTCCGTATTGGCTTGGAGAAAGCCGTGAGCTTCACCTCGCACATCACCTACCTCGAATACCATGCACGGCAGGGCGGCGATGTCCGACCGCTTCAGGGCGGCTAGAAGCCGATGTCCACCGTCGATCACGTAGAACTCGACGGTCACGCCAGATTTGCGTGCAGCGACTGTGAGGGCTCCGCAAGCGACCCACGACCACTCGCCGGCCATTCTGACGCTCTTGGCCTCACGCTGTTCGCGCTGGTAGGCCTCGTGATCAAGGCGCAAGGCCGTCTTCGCGATCATCTTGAAGACGCCGGGCTTGTCGCTCACCGTCCAGCCATAGCGACGAACCTTGTCGACGCCGCGATTAGTCTCATTCGGCACAAAATTCAGCATGAATGCCTCCTATGATGATATTTTCTATGCTCGCTCATCCCGCCTCCGCGGCGCGCTGCTCGGCTTGCGCTAGTAGAGTGAAGCGTGCGGTGTCGCGATCGAAGTCCATTCGGACATCACCGCGTTCGCCGGCCTCCTCGAAGCGGCTTTTGGCCACGAAAATGCGCGATCCGCTCGCCTCGCGGTACACGATCACGCCGTGGTCGCACTTGTTGAACCAGTGGGCAGAGCCTTCGATGTCGTACAGCGTCGGCACACGGCTTTTGCCGTCCTTCCCGACCTCCTTCGTGGGATGCGCCACCACGATGACAGCCACATTGCGAAGCCTGGCGAACCGCTTCAGCGCGCGGATTGAGCGCCCGATGTAGTCCGTCAGGCTCTCGTCGCGGCCGCGCGCATGCTCGATCTCGTTCCATGGATCGATCAGCAGAACCTGTATGTGGTCGCGAAGCACCGCGTCCGTGGCGCGGTCCAAGATCCAATCCAGATTGAAATCCTGATCGGACTGCCCTGTCGGATCGGCGTCGATGAACACGAAGTGCTCGTCGATCCACGAATCGACCCAGGGGCGGGTATTCATCTGGCCGCTTTTGATGCGCCGGAGCTTGCCGCGGAGATGTGGCACGGCCGGCATCTCAGGCGAGAATACCGCCGCACGCCAGCCGTGTAGATTCGCGGCGTTCGCCAGCATGTTCAAAACCCACGTGCTCTTGCCGTGGCTCGGGATACCGGTCACCACCATGAACTCGCCGAGGAACAGCCGCAGGTGCTGGTCCAGTGTCTCCCAGCCCGTCGTGTACGTCTGCAGCGGCTCGTGCTCGGGGTATTCCGACAGTCGGTAGAGGCCACGCACGGGGTACGGCTTGGCGCTGTTGAGCACGCGCGTGACGCTCTCCGGACCACCGGCGCGCAGAACATCGTTGAGATCCTTGCACCCGGCCGGATAGGTCACGAACGAGCACCGCGAGGCGAATAATCGGCGCACGAGCTCGGCCGCGAGCCGCTGGCCCGGCCGGTCATTGTCGACCGCAAGCACGAACCTCTTGATGCGCTGCAACCTGTCCCGATTATTCCAGATGAACTCGAACTTGCCCGTGGCGTCCGCACCGATGTCGAGGGCCGGCAGATCGTCGGGCTGCTGGTCGTCGGGCACAGCAGGCGCGCCATCCGGCACCGAGACGGTGAGCGGAAAACCGCAGTCGATCGCGGTCAGTGCGTCGATTTCGCCCTCGGTAATGATCAGCGGAATGCGACCGTCCTGCAGCGCAGGATCGTCGAGGACGTCGGCGTTCCAGAACGTGCGCTTCCCGCCTTGGCGCTGCCAGAAGCGCTTGTCGGGTCCGCGATACTTCTCGCCGACCTCAGCCTCGCGATCAACAAACGGGAACACCAACACGTTGCCGGCCGGGTCTGGGATCACGCCTTCGCGTGTGGACCTAGCAGTAAATATCCCGTGCCGGACGGCGGTTTCGACCGAGATACCCCGGCTTTCGATGAAGTCGAGGCCGATCGGACCGAGCACCTTCGTCATAGAATTTCCCTCCGTGCCAGCCGCAATGGTGGCAGTTCCAACGCACGCCAACGTGGTCGATGAGCACGGATAGGCAGCGGTTGCGCGCCTTCTTCCGCAAATGTGAGCATTCAGGGCAGACCACCAGTGAGCGCCCTGGTGCATCCGAGCGCACCGTGATCCGCGCGTCGCGGAGAATCTCGGAAACCGTGCTCATATCAGCGGACTCTGGGGCTCGGCGTCGTGTCCGCGCACGATCGCCCCAATGTATTCGCGTGGATTGCTCTTCGTTGAGGCGGTCTCAATCGCAGCTCGAGCTAGGGCAATGTCGCCGCCTTTGGCGCGCACGAGGTTTTTGATCAGTCCGCCGGCTGCGGTCCCCAAGACCACCTTGCCCCGATCGTAGAGTTCCTTCTCGAGGTTGCTCGAAGGCGGCGCAGCCGCATCTTCTCTTTGTGACTGTGAAGGTGAAGACGCGCGCGCGTGTGTATGCAATTGCTGTGCATTTGCAGGTGCATTTGCAGAGCTATTGTTATGCTTTTGCTTCGCGCTTGCAGACCGCTTGCTGCTGATGTCGGCCGCTCTTGCAAGCTCCGCGTCGATGCGTTTGTGTCTCCACCCGTCGTGGAAAAAAGACTGCACCACCGGCCGCGCACGCTTCCACTCGGGGCCCGTCATTGCGGCTATACGAGAAAGTTGGCGATCATCATCAGGTAGGCCGCCGGCAGACCAGTAGTGCATGATCAGAAGCAGATAAGCGCCATGCTCGGCAGCACTCAGGTGCGGCGTGTCCCGCCGATAGTCAGCGACATACAGCGGGAGCCACGGCCGGTTCATGCGAACTCCTCGACGTCCCAGCCACCGCCGTTCTTCTTGGCGCGAGCCGTGACTGCGATGAACCGAAACGGGTAGATCGATGCCGCAACCTTGATCTTTACGCGCGCATCGTCCTGCCAAAAACCCTTGACCTCGTGACACTCGAGCGCGCATGCGGACGTGAGAACGAGGAAGTCAGGGCTGTAGAACGTGTTGTCGGCGAGCCGCAGTTTTACGGCCTCGAACTTAAACCACAGGATCTGCTTGCTGGCCTGCAGATCGGCGAGATAGGCGGCGTACCGCGTCTCGGTCTTGTTCATGGTGCCCGCCGGCAAGCGACCGAGCGCGAAAGCGCCCGCTTGGTTGGCGGGCAGCTTGAACGGGGGCGGGTCATTGGCCGGGCGCCGCTTCTGGTACTCGGCCAACTGCTCTTCGGACCACCGCAGCATCAGTGCGCCTCGGCCGAGGGAGCCATGGCTGCGCCGAGCGGCGTCGAGACGAAGTCGCCCATGGCGTGCTGGTAGGCCGCCAGCGCGTTCTCGAAGTCGTTTCGCTTGGACGATTCCATCTTGCGCAGGGCGATCAGATGCTTGACAGCCTTGGTGTCGAAGCCCTGCTCCTTGGCAGCCTTGAAGATTTCGGACTTCTGGCTGTTGTAGTCGGCGATGGTGGCGTTGAGGCGCTCGACCTCGCTGATGATCCCGGAGAGCTTGAGCTTCTCGTTCTCGTTCAGGTTGCTGTTGTGGCCAAGCTTCGCTTCTTCCGGCTGCCCGCCGTTGCGATTGCGTCCCATATGGGCGCTCCTGTGATGAGCGCACGGCTATGCGCGTGCGTGGCAACGCGGTCACACAACACGCAACCTGACTTGGCGATTAGAGCTCGCGCGTCATCTCGACGACCGCCGCAGCGATCACGATGGCAGGCGGCTCGAATTCCCCCGATAGCCAACGCTCGGCCGTCCGGTGACTGCGATTTGCAATCCCGGCGACGACCTTCGCGGTGTTCTCTGGCCACAAGACCTTGGCAACAGCGCCGAATTTCCGACCCGACAATTTTGTCGGCGTTCCGCTTTTCTGCGGATGATTAGCGATGGCCCCGAGGCCATCGCCCTCGAATACTGCACGCATGAACAGCCCCTCTCCTCACGACGCAACAAGGCTCGGCCGCGTGCAGCCCCGCACATGGGAGAGCCGGAACGATGATTGGGTGTGGTTCGCAGATCGGCGCGCAGCCCCCAGCGCGCCTGGCCGGCAGGGCGGGAACCTGTCCCCTCGTTGCCTTGCCCTGCCGGCAACTTCCGCAATTCACTACATGCGAGGGGGCGAAATGTCGGATTTGCTACAAAGTAATACCGCTGAATGTAAGCTACCTGACATACGTGCGGCGGTTGCAGCCGGATTGGAATGAATCGTGATTTTCCGAACAAGAAAGTTTGATTGCCGACTTTCGTATGGTGGTCGCATACTTGTCGCAGGCGGACCAGTGAAGCCGCCGGTACAACGGGGTGCGACACATGGGCAGTATCGTCGAGTTCCCGGCGCGTCATGCGGGCGCACCGGCGACCGGCTCCGGATACAAATCCGGACGCAGTTCATGCCGCGGAACCCCCGATGCTCTCTCAACAGCCAGAACACGCAGGGGTGGGACCACGTCCCATTGCGAGACGGCCTGCGCGCTGATCTCGAGGCTTTCGGCGAGCTTCGCTTGGCCGCCAGCGGCCTCCAGCGCCCGCTTGAGTGCATCACGGGGGTCGGTCATAGCGGCGGACACAAGCATGGCTTTAGGTGAAAGTCAAGCAACGCTTCATTGCGTACCTAAAGCGATCCTTTATCCTATTGATATGTCTATAGGTAAACGCATTCGCAAAGCGCGCGACCGATTGCATCCGCGTGTGACCCAGAAGCAAATCGCGGCCGCTTTCGGGATCACCGAGCAGGCCGTCTCGGCATGGGAGCGCGATGACAGTAAAGGCCCCGAGCTTGAGCGGATTCCCCGCCTTGCTCGCCTCCTGCATGTCCCTGTGGCCTGGCTGCTCGAGGGCAACGGCGATCCACCGGAGCCCGACGGCCTCGATGCGCTGATCGACAGCCTTTCGCCGAGCGAGCGAGAGGCTGTGACTGGCGTGATCTCAGCCATGCGCGGACGCGGCGGTCGCGTCGCTTAGCGCGATGTGGCGCTTCTGGCATTCGCTGGCGCGCCTTCGTAGAGAGATCGGGCCCGATTACCGGATCTGGCCGTTCGCGCTGTTCCTTGCCCTGTCGTGGCTCGGATTTAGCTCGATCCACCTTCACGATGAGTTCCTGATTTCGCTGTACGTGCTGGCCGGATCGGCCGGCGTGTCGGTGTTCTTTGCACGTTTGAAGAACTGACCAACTCAAGTATCGCTTGACTTAAAAATAAAGCCATGCTTGAGTGCCCTCCGCTTCGAACGGAGGGCACCATGATTGCCAAGATCACCGACGCCTACACTCGCCGCTACAGCGACACCGGCCAAGTCAAGACCTACGTCGAGTGGGTCGACGGCCACGGCCGCACTGGTCGGACTGATGGCGCTCCCAACAACGCGCATATGCGCACGCTGCTCACTCGGGCGACGCGTGAGGGTGTCGAGCATCGCCGCGAGGTGTGGTGATGAGCATGACCGACCCCTACGCCCCGCGCCGCAACCCGGCCGCCGAGATCGAAGACCTCAAGCCCCGCAAGCTGCCGGAATTCCTGCGCCAGCCGGGCGTCGACCTCGACGCGCTCGAGGCCGAGCTTGACCAGCACAATAGGGAGCAGGCCGCGCGCGATCCGCTGATCGATCCCGTCGCCGGGCTCAAGCTGCTGCTGTCGCGGCTGACCTACAGCGAGATGAAGGCGGTGGCCGGCGGCATCCTGCAGGCCAGCACCACCGTCGAGAAGCCCGTGTCCACGCCCGGCGAGATGGCCGACGCGCTGGAGGCGTGGAGCAAGCTCGGGGCGGCGGCATGAGCGCGACCGTCATCATCCTCCCGGCCGACTTCAAGCGCGGCTACGACGCCATGCGCGAGGCGATGGATCAGGCGCCGCCGATCTCCGAGGCCGTGAGCCGGTTCGATGCGTCGGCGACCGCGTGGAAGGACGTGCCGGCGCTCGCCGCGCTGCTGGAGATCGAGGCTCTTGCCGATCACCGCATCTGGGGCGACGTGTGCGCTGCTAGCAAGCTGCCGATGATACGCGACATGGCCCGCCGCGCCATCGAGCGCACCACCGGCGAGAAGTTCAGCAATCCGCTGTTCCCATGAGGGATGTCATGACCGAGGCCGACATGATCCGCCGCGCGTCCAGCGCCCGCGTCAAGAAGATGGCCGAGCGGGTAACCGCTCTCATCAAGCGGAACCCTGAGATCACGATGGGCGAGCTGCAAACCGCCACCGGCTGGTCCGAGGCGCAGATCAGCAACGTCGTGACCTACATGCAGATGGTGAACGCGTAACGCTCGGAGGGGGAAGCATGCCGAAGTGGCGAGAGTACCAGAGCCTCAGGCTGAAGCGGGCATCACGTGGCGGTCGACCGAAGACGGGGCTGACCGCCAGCGCACCACCGATCGCGGCACCCGATTTCCCCTGCGCCGTACCAGAGCCCGAAACGCTGAACCAGATTTTTCTCGGCGATCCAGTACGCGGGCGATCCGCGCTCGACAAGATGAGGGAAATGGCATGACTCGCCGCAACTTCGGATTTTCCGCCCGCGCCGACGGCTACACGCCGCAGTCTGTGCTCAACGGCATCGATCGCGCCATCGCGTGCATCTACGTGCTGGCCGCCTTCTCCAGCGCGTCTTTCGTGCTGCTGCTGGTCAGCTTCCTGGTGCGCGGCCATGGGTGAGGTCCAGAAGCTTCCGGCGGCGCCGGCCGGCAAGGGCGAGATCATCGAGCAGGTGATCGTCCGCGGCGATCTCGCCAACCTCAAGCCTGAGGAGCGCGCGCAGCTCTACGTCCGCGTCTGCGAGTCGGTTGGGCTCAATCCGATGACGCAGCCGTTCGAGTACATCACGCTGAACGGTAAGCTTCGGCTCTACGCCCGCCGCGATGCCACCGACCAGCTCCGGAAGATGCACGGCGTCTCGATCATCGAGATGAAGGAGGCGCGCGAGGGCGACCTGATCGTCGTCACAGTGCAAGTCCGGGATAATACCGGCCGCCTCGACATGGCGAAGGGTGCTGTATCGCTCAAGGGGCTGCAGGGCGCCGACCTCGCCAACGCGATCATGAAGGCCGAGACGAAGGCCAAGCGGCGCGCGACGTTATCGATCTGCGGCCTTGGCTTCCTCGACGAGAGCGAGATCGACGGCGGCCCACAGAAGCGCCTGCCGAAGAAGAACGCCAAAGACATCTACCAGCGCATGCAGGTCGAGGTGGATGCGTGCCCGGATCGCGCGAGCCTGGACGTGTGGCAGGAGGAGAACAAGGACCGGATCGCGCTGCTGCCGCAGGATTGGGAGGATATCCTGACCATGCGCATTCAGGAGCGCGCGCTGGATCTGGCGCGCGGCAAGCACACCGACCGCGTACAGCAGGCCGGCATCCTGTGCGGAGAGGTTTCGTTCCAGAAGTATCTCGCCGTCGCAGACGAAGCCGGCGCCGTGCAGGTGGTTTACGACCGCTGCAGGATCGGCAGCCGGCGCGAACTCGCCGAGAACCAAGAGGCCATCGCGCTTTGGGATGACCTCGTCGCCGACTATCGCGCCTGGCAGCGCGAGCCTGAGATCGTACCCCCGCGCCAACAGAAGGCGGACCGCGCGGGCAACGGCGAGGGCGCCCCTGTTGTTGGTCCCACCCCGGCGGGGGCGCCCGAGCTGTCCATCGAAGACGAGGCGCGCGAGGCCGCCAAGCACGGCGAGCCGGTGTTCAACACGTTCTGGAAGCGGCTCAACCCGACGCAGCGCGAGAAGGTGCAGGCGATGAGCGCCGAGCTGCGCCAGCTCATGAACGAGGCCGCACAATGAACGGAGAGCGCGATCTCGTCATCGGATTTCTGGCCGGCTTGGTTTTCGCGGCAGTCATCGCGCTCGCGATTGCCACGTCGCCGCCGTGCACCGGCCACAGCACGATAGACGGGCGCAGCCTGTGTGTGAGGGGGAGATGAGCAAGCGATCCAACCGTTTCGCAATCCTGGATGACGGGGCGGTCGCCACGATGGCGCACATTCTCGGCGATCAGTCTGCGGCTGCTCTTGCTCTGGCCGATGCCAAGTGGCGCCGCGAGCAAGGCGAAGATGCCGTCATTCTTTGGAATGGCTCAACGCTGCTTGTCGGGCCGCGTCCTGATGGGCGCAGCCTGTGCCAGGGGAGGAAGTGATGAAGGCGGACGATATCGACACGATCGCGTGGATCGTCGGATTGATCGTACTCGCGCTTGGCGCAGCGCTTCAGTGGGGTTGGCCTGCCTCGCTGCTTGTTGTCGGCGGCGTCTTCGCGATCTGGCCGCTTGTCAAAACAGTCGTGAAGGCGCTGTAGCGCGATCTACACGGAAGAACGCTGAGGACGCCATGGGTTACAAATCGGTTGAAGAGAAATTGGACGACATCCGACATGTCCACATGGACTTGACGGAGGATGTCGACGACCCGCGCGACGGCAGCGGTTGCCGTCCTCGGATCACGCTGTGGGCCGAGATCGGCGACAAAGACCCGGCGCACGTCGTTCTAATGCTGGACACCCTTTGGGGATACCAGCGCCGGCATGTCGACCTATACCCGCTAGAAGCGCGCGAGCTTGCCAAGAAGCTCATCGCGATGGCCGACAAAATCGACGAGATCATCGACAACCACGAGCCGCCCGATCCGCCCGGCTTCGAGGGTGGATTTGCTGCGAACCACTAACGCTGACATGCGGAATGACAGCGCTACTCGGGAGGGAACCATGAAGAAATATACGCTCGAAGAAGACCTGAAGCCGATCATCACTGGCGAAGTCTCGCTTCCGAATTTCAAGCAACAAGACCTCGCCTGGATGATGGGGAACGTCGCAGCCTGCGGCCACTCGATGCTGGCCAAATGGGGATGGGCCAAAGGTCACGATCCTCGCGACCTCCGCAAGCAGTGGGCCATGTTCTTCCTGATGCCTACCGCGATGGGCGACGCCAATGGCGGCAGTTTCGACGGCACCGGCTACGTCGTCGTTTACAGCTCGCGCCGAGAAGGTCCGATCGCTGGCACCTTCGCGATTTGTGAGCATCAAAAGGTCGATGGGCCGGGCGCCAATCATTCGCGCGGCTGGCATCCCGGGAAGTGCATCAAGTGCGGTCTCGATATGACCGTCGATAGCAGCGACTAGCGCGTTCATGACTGATGTCCGCGATGGATAAGACAAAATGGTGGCAATCTCCATTCTTCAAGAAGATGTGGGACCATGGTTGCCCTACCACAAGCATAGCTATGCTTTTGGGCGCCCCGTCCTGCGTTACCGTCAATACGCGGGCGGCCCAATTGGGTTGGAAACGTCAGAAAGCCTCTTCATCGGAGCACCACTACGCTCGATGGACAGATCGAGAGCGCGAACTGATCAACTATATGTTCGACCAAGGAATGGTTCCCGATGAGATTGCGCAGTCTATCCCGCGCACGCCGAGTGCAATTCGCGCAGAAATCCGCGCACGGCTTGCACGCGAGGGAAAGAGCTTTTCTAGAGTCAAGGCGTCTCGATTGTTCCGCTACAAAGATCATGCTGAATTGGCGGCGGCCCGAGCTACTACAAAGCGCAGTAGAGCATCAATTAAAGTCGATCGTCGGGAAATTTCTTCGAAAAAATATTAAGCGCGAAAACGCGGAGGATATGGTGCAAGAGGTCCTAACAAAATATTATGCAATGCCAGAACCGCTAGACTCGCTGGCAGCTTTCTTGGAGTGGTCAAGAAAACAACTTCTCACGGAGCTGAGAAATGGAGCTAGAGTCCGTGATGGAATAATTAGCTATGACAGACCTTCGCCCGGATTCAAGGATTCCGCGTCAGCCCCGATAAAGGGGCGACAAGAAGCAAGTCAAATTAATGATTGTTTAGCGCGCCAGATCATTTCGGTTATCGATCGTCTCCCTATTTCGAAACAACGAGTGGCGTGGTCCATGATTGACGGGGCCGATTTAGCAGAGGCGTCGCGCGAACTCTCGCTGACTATGTATGAAGCGATGTTTGAACGAAAGTCCGTTACGGAGCTAGTTCGTCGACTAATCGAGGATGAGGCCGATGGGAAAAAATTCGAAGCTGAGAAATAAGGAAATCAGGCGCGCCATAAAATGGTGGGGCGATCTCGAGCGCGCCGTCCGTTCGCAAAAGCGGCGCAAGCTAAGAAAGTCAAAATGACCGTAGCGGTCACCGCAGTACACCGCTGAGGTCTGAACCATGAGCGATCGACAGCTGCCAGGTGGCGGAGAGTTTGGTCGCGGCGCGCGACGTGAGGTGCGCAATCCCGTGCTGCGTCTACCAAGCGCCCGCTCGATCCTCGCCCTGCCGATCGAGACGCGCCGGCCGCTCGGCTTGCTGCTCCGCGAGATCGCCGCGCAGGCCGCCGACGAAGCGCAGCGATCGTGGAAGTCGAACAAGGGCATCATGGCCGCCTACTGGAAAGCGGTCTCGGTCTACGCGAAGCACCTCGCCCGCGTGATCGACCCGATCCACGCGCGGTAGCGCCGTCACCTGGATTGACCGATGAACCCGTTCGACCAATTCCCGAAAGGCCACTATGGGGCGATCCTTGCCGATCCCCCGTGGGCCTTTCAGACGTGGTGGTCTGGTCGCTCAAGCAAGCTGCCGTCGCCGAAGAAGAAGTTCAGCTATCCGTCCAGGGCATCAACGCCTACCTACGAGGTCATGCGTGAGGAGGAGCTAAACGCTCTGCCGGTCGCGGATCTGGCTGCCGACGATTGCGTGCTGTTTCTCTGGACCTGCTGGCCCGTGCTGCAGTGGTCGTTGCGCACGATCGCGGCTTGGGGCTTCGAGTACAAGACGTGCGGCTTCTGCTGGGTGAAGGCGCACGCCGGCCAGCTCGAAATGTTCCAAGAGGACATCGAACCCCACATGACGCTCGGCTATTGGACGCGCTCCAACTCCGAAGTCTGCCTGCTGGCGACTCGTGGCAAGCCGAAGCGGCGCGACGCCGGAATCAAGCAGGCGATCATCGAGCCGAGGCGCGAGCACAGCCGCAAGCCGGACGGCATCCACGCGCGCATCGAGCGGCTGGTGGCCGGACCGTACCTTGAGCTTTTCGCGCGCCAGCGGCGTCCTGGCTGGGATTGCTGGGGCAATGAGACGGACAAGTTCAAGCCGAACGAAACCTGGGACGAGATGTGGGCGCGGCCGTTCGAGAGGGCTGAGCAATGATGGAGTTTGCCCAGATCCTCATATTTGTTGTTTTCAACTTGTGCTGCGTATTTGCGGGCTGGGCAGTTCTATTTGACCGAGGAAATCACATCGATATCGATGGGATGATGTGACGATGGCCATTTTCTCTCTGTACTGCCTGAAATGCGGAGGTGAGGGCCGGCGCTACACCTCACGATATGGCGGCAACGACCCCGACGTTCGCGATGAGGGCGAGTGCGAAGAGTGTGAGGGCAGCGGCAATGCGCGCTGCGATCATCGGGGATGCACCAATAACGCGGTAGCGTTCGACGAAGATGGTCGCGCACTCTGCGAGGACTGCCTCGAAGAGTGGATGATCGACAATAGCCAGTTCGGGGTCGGCGCATGACGAGTGCATCACCCACCCGAATGGTCTGCGGAGGTCGCCCGTGAGCGATAAAATCCCCGCCTACGTCGGCCTTCAGCGGCTCGCTGAGGAGTTGGATATGTCGGAGAAGACGATCCGACGCCGCATGGCGGATTCCAACTTTCCGCAGCCCAAGCCCGGCGGCAAGTGGAAGTGGAAGGAAGTCGAGAAGTGGATGGACGGCGGTTGCGTCGCGGCGGTAGCGTCTACGGCCGACCAACAAATCAAGGAGATCCAAGATGCGGCCGCGGCTCTTGAAGCCACCCATCACTAAGGGGACGTTCGGCGAGGTGCTCGAGGCGTTCGAGCGCCACTGCATCGAGCGTCACAAGGCGAACGACCTCGCTGACGGTACGCTGGTCAATTACAAGTATCTGATCATCTGGTGCCATCACGTCCTGGGGCACTTCAGCGCGACCGATCCGGTGAACGGTATTCGGCCGAAGCTGGTCCAGGCGGCACTCGACACGATCATGGCGAACCCTGGCAAGCGGTTCAACGTGCGGGCGATGCTCGGCGCGCTCGACATGTGGGCCGAGCCGCGCGAGATGCTGCCGCGCTCCATCATCCGGGGCGTGAAGGTCAAGGCGACCGAGGGCGGCCACACGCCCTGGTCCGACAGCCAGGTCGCCCACGGCGAGCAGCACGCCGCGCCGGACATCTCCCGGATCATCAGCCTGATGGCACACCTGGGCCAGCGCGGGTCGGACGTGGTCCGCATGCAGCTCCCGCACATCGAGGAGATGCGGCACCCGCTGACCGGCCGCATGGTGCGCGGCATCAACACCACGACCAAGAAGGTCGGCCTCAAGCTCTGGGTGCCGTTCACCGAGGAGCTGAACGAACTCATCGACCGCTGGCGCCCCGAGATCCTCGCCCGGCCGGCGCCTTGGTATCTCGTCACGAACCAGCGCTCAGACACGCCAGGATCGCCGTACACGCGCGCCCAGCTTTCGTGGCGCTGGAACAAGGACCGCGCGAACAACGAAGCCTTGGCGCCCCTGAGGGCAGCAGGACTCGTTCTACACGGCCTCCGTGGAACGTGCGTGGTCCGCTATCGCAAGGCCGGCGCGTCCGTTCCCGAAATCTGCGCTACCATCGGCATGTCGGCGCCCATGGTCGAGCGGTACTGCCGGTTCGCCGATCGCGTCGATCTGGCTATCGCTGCGGTGCACCGTCTGTCGCTCAGCACGAATGGGGAACGCAAACTATTTGCTGGCGAGGTACCGAAAAACTAAGTCACTGTTTTCTCAGGTGGAAACAGACGCAAATCATTTGTTGATTTTGCGTTGCGGATGACCCAACGCATTGAAATAACGGAGAAATCGTCATGAGTGTACAGGTTTACGATAACAACCAAGCCCGGACAAAACGGGACATTGCAGGACAGCAAACTGAGCCAGTCCCGACAGCTTCCGACTGCCCCGTTTGCGGCACGCCTCTCGGCACTTCGTTGACGAGCTGCACGACCTGCGACTGGCGAAAGGACGTGCCGCGATGAGCCGCATCTACTTCGTCAGCGACGGCTATGCGGTCAAGATCGGCTTCTCAGCCGTCATCACGGAACGCATGAAAGCCCTTCGGTCGGGCTCACCACGGCCGCTGTTTCTGCTGACCTCGATCGAGGGTGGCGAGGCTGAGGAGGCCGCGATGCACGCGTGGTTCGCGCACCTGCGGCTTCACGGAGAATGGTTCCGGGCAGCCCCCGAGCTCGTGGACTTCGCCGATGCGCTTGAGACGGGGCGGGCTGTGCCGACCGGTCACGCCGCCCGCATCCAGCATGTGGCTGGCGATCTCCGGGCGTGGATACGCCGGCAGACGAATGGCGAGGTGAAGAGTTGGGCGACCGGCCTCCTCACCTATCTCGATCGGCTCAAGGACATGCCGGAAAGCGGAGATCTGCGGTTCAGCGCGATGGCTCACACACGCCACCTCGCGGAACTCGCCCGTAGCTGACAATGGCCTTGACCGCGGAGGAGGATAGCCGTGACCACCACTAGCGACTTAGTCGAGATGATTAAGACGCGCGATTGCGACGATCAATTTGAGATCGCCAAGCGTGTCGCGGCGAACGTCGGTTACAAGCTCGTGCCCGAAGACAGCCCGACCGCGGCCGAAGACAACGACGACGTGCTAGGCCGGCTGGATCGGCTTGAGGCCGCGGTCCACGAATTAAATCCTGGCTGGATGCCTTGACCGCGGAGGAGACGATGGAAGCGAAGCATACGCCGGGGCCGTGGAAGGCCCGCGCCATGGGCGGCCACTCGATCGTGCTGGCACAGGCGCAGCCGGCACAGAATCGCCGCAACCCGGTCGCCTACGGATACGATCCGAAGAACGGATATTCGATCGCCCTGCCGTTCACCTACGAGGAGAGGGACGGCAAACAGATCACACGGGGCGATTTCGTCGAGTTCTCGCACGATGACGCCCGCCTGATCGCCGCGGCGCCCGACATGCTGGCGGCGCTGAAGGCGGTGTGCACGTGCGACAGCTA